CTTTAACTATTTCGGATATGAAATCCTCCATTAAGGAGGACCTCACAACCTACGGTTCCAGGTTACGAAACTCAGCCTTCCGGCCGACTTTCGCAGGACTGACGCGGAGAGAACTCGCGTTGGTCCGGAACATCATTGGCGTTGACGCCATCAGGCACGATCATGTGCTTGGTAAGAGGTTAGACCTTATCCTCAACGAGAAAAAAGGTCCAATCCCTGAGAGTGACTATGAGGACATACACTCTCTTGCGCAGTTAGCGCGCTCATTTTGGGGTATTCGTTTAACCCTGCATGATTTCTTCACGGATATTGATCCGGAGAAAGTAAAGCAGGATTTAGATAGAACCCTAGAAGCGCTAGCTCGCGAATTCGCCGTAGGAAACGGCGAATCATTCCTGAAACTCCACTTCAACAAGTTGGTTTCTCAGGGAGTCCTCGATCAAGAGGTTTGCCCTAACCCCCCTGGCCCTCTCTTCTTTGGAACAATTAAGAGGAAGGTCCAGTTGAGGCTGGTGCGCGCAAGACAAGGACAAAAGTCTGCGCTCCAGTTCTTCTACACACTCCAGATGACTAAAAAGATCTGGCTCCAGATGGAGGATTCGGTTGCCAAGAAGGCGCGCGATAAACATCGCGCTTGCCTCTCTAGCAAGAAGAATCTATGTGCTGAGGCATGTGATTATATCAACAAAGCAGTTGACATGATCATTCCTCCGGGTACTAGGTACACACCCGCTACGTGCTGTCCCACTTATTCTGCTTGCTACGAAAGTAGTAGGACGAATGGTGGAAATCACGGATATTTGAGCGTTGGTGGCGATATTGCTATCAACCACTCTCAAGAAGTCTTCCCTCGATTTATCTCACCGGGTTACAAAACGGTGAAATCCAAAGAGCAAGAAGACGCATGTTGGGCGCGAGTCACGAAAGAGATGAATCTCGATAGTGATGCCGCGACCGCAACTTGGCAGTATCTCGATGACCCAAAGGCGGGGGTCTACGCGGTGAAGGTGGTTCAACTACCGGAACCGGGCAAATTCCGCATCCTTTCCAAGGGGCCTTCCGCTGTCTATACAGGCGTGAGGGGTCTCCAAGGTTTTCTACTGGATGCGTGGAAGAGAAGTCCGTTCTCGACGATGTTGGGTGACCTTGACGAGATAGTCAAGGAGAAATACCAAAATCGTCTTCTCTTCCTTTTTGATCAGATCGTTTCCGGCGATTTCAGTGCAAGCACTGATGAGCTCGCGAAAGAAGCTAGTCTGCTCTGTATTGATCGAATTCTCACGAATCTCGGTCTACACGGAACGCCGACAGGCCTCCTCGCTCTTATGAACTTCGACAAGATCAAAGTCGAATACGGAAAAGAAGATGGCAACATTACTATTGACATGACGAATGGGCAATTGATGGGCGCAAGCCTGTCATTTCCTGTTCTCTGCATCATTAATCTCTCTACGGTTCTGCGCTTAAATGCCGCGACCGTCTTGAGTATGACGCTTATCAATGGAGATGATGTTTCGTTCCCATCAACCCCCACTTTGACTGCGTCCTGGACGCGGTACATCGAGGATGTTGGATGGACGAAGTCCCCCGGAAAGAACTATGCGTCTGGATTCTCTACCGAGAAACCTGCCATTGTTTATAAAAGGGCGACCTTCCTTCAGGATTCATTTGCGTTCATGCAGATCAATTCCCGACTCTACAAAATTTCACGTCCCGAAGTGATGATCCTTGAAAACAGGATCTGTCCGAGATTTGAAACTAAGGTGGAGCGGATTCCGTACCTGAACTATGGCCTAGCAATGGGTCACAGGGTCAAGAGCGACCCAACTATCACGACTCTCACGGTCCGAGCAGTGTATGAAAAACTGCATGAAGGATTCCTCGATGAGAGAACTGATACAGTGCGTTGGCTCCTGTTCACTAGGAACAGAGAACTGATGCGCTTCTCCACTATGATCAATGGTGAGAGATTCACTCCGAATTGGTACGCCCCAACCGTGCTAGGAGGCCTCGGCCTCCCTGTACGAAAGGGCGTTTCTATCAAGTTTTCCTCTGTGCAACGAAGGCTAGCTTCCTACCTATCGCGGAACCCCCTTGAAGGGTGGTTACACGAAAAGTTGGATTCCTTGCCGACGGGAGCAATTGAGGGCTTGAAAGACTGGCGACGGATGACTTCAGAAGTCGTTCCCCGATGTCAGAAACCGATTGGTCCTCTCGAGTATGAAAACTCGATGCAGTACCTGGAGGAAAAGTTGGGTATGGTCTTAGGCGCTCATAGTTGGGACTGGAACATGGAAGATGGTTCCTGCCCTACTAAGCGGTTCAAGATTAACAAGCGAGCTGTGTCCACCCAGCCGTTAATGAAAATTCAGAAGATTCTTACCTACGTCTTCGACTACGTTCCCAAGTATAGTTCAGCGCCTCTTCGGCAGCAGGACTCTACCCAAGACGAGTTAGAGAGTGAGGAAGAGGTCCCAGAGATAAGTGGTGCGATTCCATCG